CATTTTCTTATCTTTTTATTTGTTTGACTTCGTTTATCTCTTTCTCACATTGCAAAGATAATATTATGTTATGACATACGCAAGTGCTTATGTGCTTTTAACATATAATTAACATTATATTAATTCTACACTTAATTGTACTTCTTTATCGTCTTCGCGTAAGCTATTTAAGGAAATGAACGACGACATTACCACGTCATCGTGACCACTTGCTGCCTCCAATTTCCCGTTATCACTTCTAAATGTAATAGAAGAAAATTCACCGAACATCAAGTCTACCGCCTGCCTTGTTTCCCCAATCGCATAAGGGCATTTTATCTGCCCTCTCTCAAACATTGCAGACAAAGAAGGCAATCCAGTATAGAGGTCCTTTTTGTTTCCTTCCGTTGTCGTGAACGGTTCTATATTCTTAAGCCCTCTTTCCTTTGCCAGTCCGGACAATATGGACTGGAAACCGTTTGCCTCACACCGTATCTTATTAGGGTGGAAAAGTCGGTCAAGCTGTACAATCTTATCTACCTGTTCGTTGTGCGACATACCGCGCTTCCGGTAATAGTACAACAAATAGTAGTTATCCATCGCATCTTTGCCCCATACCGAATACACTGTATAGTCCGCTCCAATATTACCGGAAACCGCAAAGTCCACACCTATATGTACTCTTGTAAGCTTGAAAGGAAAATCGTCTATACTTGACGCAAAACGTATCGTTTCCATTCCTATAACGCTACGCATCAGATATTCATACGGAAATATCGTTGACGTGTCACTGATAGGAACCACCAGGTATTCACGATTGAACACAATCGTTCCAAGCTCTTCCTTTTTCGCCAATATCTGTTCAAACGTGTATCTGTCCGGCGCTAACGGTCTACCGTCCGGAAACAATATCGGATATTCAAAACAATAGAAACGCTTGTCTGCCTTCAATATCTGGTACAATTCATTCGGTGCAGAAGAATAGGGTGTACCAGTTACAAGGAAATAACCGTATGGTTCTACAATCGGCTCTATTGTACCTTTCAAAAGTTCTTTCAGTTTCTCCCTTTGTTCGTCCGAATATAGAGAGCTTTCGTCCGGCATATCGTCACACAAACAAGCCCCCACGTGCAGACCTCGAATCATTGAATCCTTACCTCGCACATGTAACGTACTTCCGGTTTCCGTCTTTATGGCTGTTTCTCCGATTGAAGCCTTGTTATAGGGGTTCAGTTTTTCCTTTATTAAGTCGTTCGCCTCTATCTCTTCCGTCACTTTCGCTATCTGCACCTTTGCCAGTGTAAAAGTATTGGTAATATAGCATGTTTCTTTCCGGTTGGCATTGTCTACCGTGTCTTGTCTATATGCAGTCGGTCTTGTGTAGGACCATAAACGCCACAGAATAAAGGCATAAGACCATTGATAACTGTTATGTACAACCGTCCCATCCTCCAATAAAAACTTATGGTCTCCATCGCACGCAAAACCATAATATTCCCCCTCTCCAATAGGTTCAATCTTCAATGAAGAATAATCAAATTCTGGTGTTCCTTTCCCTATATTCTTGACTTTATATCCCAGAAACAACTTTCTTATATCTTTCTGTTGTCTACATACAGCATCTACTTCTACATCAATGAAATAACCGTTATAATAACAGCAAAGCAAGTGTCCTTCATTCACTTCATAAGTCATTCCTTTGGACTGTCTCACTTTATACATAGGTGCAACACCTTTATGTAATTGCAGCACTGTACGCGGTGTTGAATCAACACCCATCACTTTATCACCAACTTCTATATCTTGAATCTTCTTCAAAGCCCCATCATACATTACAACCAATGTATCAGCACTCATGCACTTGCCACTCGCCCGGGCGCATAAATAACAACTCCACGGGTATAATTGAGTGAGATTTCCCCACTCTATATTACGCCACCCTAACCGGAATTTAGGCAACATGGTTGTTATGAAATAATTGAGGGACAATATTTTAAGCGTATTGTCCATAGAGGCTTTCACGTTATCCACATAGGATAAACTTTCTGAATCCAGCGTCCGACCCAGATACAGCGCCTTTTCCGACTGATGCACCATTTCCCTAAGCATGGTATCAACGTCGTTTCCATATCCTTCCAACAACTGGTTAAGCGCCCTTTCCGGCAGTCTCTCTATGATATTGTCTACCGCATTGTACAGATATGTAAGCTGGTTATTTGTAAGTATTCCTTTTCCGTCACCTGTCAACATAACTGGAAGTCCTCTCTATATCTCCTCTCTTTCTTCTCCACCGTTTCCACGTCTTCACCCCTTAACTTCTTCACATAGGAGATGAACAGCATTGCATTCGCATCCACATCGTGCTGCGCCCTGTGCGCTTCCACAAGGTCAATCCCGGCAGTCTGGCAACACGTGCCCAGCTTGTAGTCCATCTGTTCCAAGGCCGCCATGTGTGCAAACTGCATCGTGTCTATGTAGTATTTTACGTAATTGTCTATATCGTCCTTCATATAGGAGAAGAAATTTCTAAGAAACGGGTTATCGAACCCCACTATATTGTGTCCTGCAAGGGTGCACATCTGGCGCGGATTCTTGTATTTGACAAACCATTTCTTGCATGTACTGTATATCTCTTTCAACGGTACCGCATTCTCTTCCTGGACCTCTCTTGTTATGCCATGTACTGCCGTTGCTTCTTCCGAATATCCTGCAAGTCCTTCCTTGTAGTTATACGGGAATATCATTTCCACACGGTCTATTATTTCCAACTTTTTCATGTCTATACACGACATAGCCATTTCGACCAAAGGAACGTCCAAAAAAGCTTGCTTCTCCTTGCTTGGCAATCCCCCGGTTTCAAAGTCATAGACAATCACGAAATTACTACTTGTTTTCACGTTACCAAAATTTATTTTAAACTACCCCATTGTTCCGCTATCGCTTCCGCAATGCCCGGAAATGTCTTGCTTCTTATCTTCTGTCTTTCCTCTTTAGGCAGTCCGTAGGCGTCACAATACCATTTCTGCATTCTAAAACCATTCTTTCCTTCCACCACTTCACCTTTCCCGACAATCTTTGTAGGAGTGAGTTTAGGTGGATTTTTAAGCCATAAGCAAGTCTTTTTGCTTGCCTCGTCCCCGAACATCCAAGGTTCTATGATTTGGTCTGCCTTTCTGAATCTTGTACTCATTATTCCTACCGGGTTCTCTATAGCAATTCTTTTTACACCCGAATTGTATAACTCCATGAAGAAATTAACGGCTTCTTCTCGGATATTTAGGATGCGGTCTTCTCTGTTCTATCGGTAATCCCTTGTCTTCCGGGTGATAATACCATGCAGCACCGGACACGCATAGATAGGTGCAAGGGGGATGCGCAACCATCAAATCCCATTCTTCGCCTTCCGGCAAATAATACTCCTCACCGTTTTGCAGCTTTCCTCCAAAATTAGGGATAACCTGCAAGACATCCTGTTTGAAATGCCATTCGGGGTGTCCTCCGCTACAATCTACAATATCACAACTAAAGGCGTTATGACCTCTCTTTCTGAAAGCTTCACAAACTCTCTGACTTTCCTCACATGCTACCAATACATTCATTTTCTTCTTCCTCCATTACGGGGTTATTGTCATTTTCCAATACATTGTACATCTTGATTGTGCAATGCTTTTTAGGGGTTACCACAATCTCGTTTCCTCCCAGGTATTCCGGCAAATGTCCCCTCATTATATATGCCTGCACATCGTTACGGGTAAACCGTTTCCCGTTCTGCTTCCGGAAATTGTCATTCATCCAGATAAGCAATCCTTTTGCGTTTACGTCTTCTATTAAAAATTTTCCCATACCTTTTATTTTATCATCAACAATCTTTCAAAATCCTTGTCCCTTTCCTCTTCGCTCTTATACACCACCCATAAATTCTTTATAGGGTTGTCCTTGAATGATGCACTTTCGTCTGCCAGCTTGTTTATCACTATAGCCGGGTTTCCGTCCGAATACCAGTCTTTTTCATACGATATAATAAAATACTTCATAAGGGCGTGTTCCCCGTCACTGAACACAAACATTCTGCCTTTTGAACGTTCCTCGTATTCCTTCCATGCCTCAACCTCTTTCTGAAATATTTCCGCCTTCTCGCTATTAGGGTTCTCCAGATAATCCACTATCATTCTGGATACCCTTTTTAGTCCTATAGCGTTAAACACTTCCGCACATCCTATCAATATATCAACATCTTTTTCCATGCTCTTTCTCCAAAAGTTTTTCTATCCTTTCTTCCGGTATCTGATTCTTAAGACTTTTTCTGTCTCCGAAATCGTATATCTGATGGCATTCCATACATGCCAGAACTATGTTTTCCGGGTCACAGCGCAAACCTGGGTGTGCTCCCCGGCTCAATATATGGGAGAAAAAAATAGGCTTCATTTCAAGTCCCAGCCATTTTCCGCAATGGAAACAATAATGCGGATTTTCCTCCCATACTTTAGCAAACACTTCATTAAGCCTGTTTTCCTCTTCCTTCAATGAAGCACGATTCAGTTTCAATTTCTTTCTATTGTCGTAGCATTCTTTGCATAACCATCTGTTACGGTCGTATATAAAATGGTTTTCCTTACAAGAAACACACGGTCTTACTTCTTCCTTCACTGTCTTTTTCATGGTGCAAATATAATAATATTATCTCACAACATAAAATTTTATTATGTCATTTTTCACAAGCCTTATAAAATATACAATCCTTGCATCTATTTTTGTCGAATAACCATCCTCCGTACTGGCTGCAAAGTATGAACCCCTTCTCCTTGTTCCAATATTTTTTCCTCAACATCTCCCTGTATCTTTCAGATAAACCCTCTTCCTCTTCCTTAAACGGGCTTATCCATCCTCTTTCTCGCTGATACTTGTTAGCTCTGAATACCTGGTATCTTCCCCTCTTGTTCCACTTCTCTATTGCCTTCGGGCCTATCAAATTATAGGGGGCGAATATTATTTCCTTGTATCGGCTG